GTATGGTTAGTACCTTTACTTGAATGTTTGAGGTTTCAAATATGAAGCCAGTGCGCCCCTCCCTCGTTTTACCAAGGTACTCACGTCTTCAGTCCGAACCCCCATTCGTCGTCTCAGTCTCACCCATAATCGATAGAAATCGAGAATAGGTGCTACTTCAACTTCTTTGGTTCGTCGGAGTGCTCGAGCTGCAGAAGGGGGGATTAAGTCCACCTTCTCCGCCGACCTCGTTACCTGTTGAAAGATAGCTGAGGTCTGCACGGGATTAAACTTTACGTTTAATCGCTGCAAGTGCTTCATGCTTTCCACAGCCAATTCGATAGACTTTTGCGCCGACGCGACAGCTTTTCCAGCTGCAGCATTGACCAACCTCCCGGTTCGGTCCCATGACCCCCTCTCGTTAAAGAAGAGATCACTTTGCATTTCATCAATGCGGTCCCGAGCAGGAGACAAGACTTCGTCCTGTAGGCCAGTGGCCCACGGGTTAAAGCTTGTTAACTCAGACAGCACATCGTTGTGCACCTTCTGAGTCGCTGAACGCGACATGAGCCAATCAACCCATGTCGGCATCGCAAAGCGGCCTCCGGTTACCGGCTGCGTCAAGAGCACTAATAAGACTCTCAACCGTCTTGGGACCACGTCCCAGGCAGCATCAACCTTACTAGCTCCCTTGAATCCTACCCCGAGACTTCGAACAAAATTCGCTAGACTCCCGGAAGGATACCACGCCGATAAGGCATGTGCGACACCTAGCGTGTGTTGGGCAGCTGCCCAATACTTGATAGGCAAGCCACTAACAAGTTCTCCTTTAAAGTAGAACTTCTTAGCAAACTCTAAGGTTTTATCCTTAGCCACAAGGGATTTTGCAATCCCAATCTCCAAGCCGATTTCTTGGCAAAGTTTTCTATACTCCCGGGCTACTCGGCAATCAGCGATGACGACGTCATCCCCGAGAACCGCATATAGGACGAACCAAGCCACGTATCCTGCGCGATAAGCAGCGAATTGTACCATAGCATGGTGCGTTAAGGCCAGCATGGCCCAACTTGAAAAGGCTCCCATCGGCTGCCCTACGGCATACCGAAGGTACAACCCTTTGGTCCCCATCCGTGCAGCTCGAACGTGATTAGCGCCCAAGTAGTACTTCCGGTTACAAAGAAGTGCTTTCCAAGTCGATGCCAAGTGTCTACCAAAGATCTGATTCAGAATCAAACCCTGAATAAGAACGGGTAAGCGATCCGTCGCTGCACTTAGGTCATATGAGTAAATCTTCGCATTCCGGTCCACCACCTTCAAAAGCCGTTTTACGGGCTTATGTTGGTTAAATGTCCCATCCTGCGGTATCTCCCGTAGTACGGAAAAGATCCACTCGTGCAACGGTTTTAGCGCTACTTGCGTCCAATAATCCACCATGGCGAAAACCCGGGCTTTGCCTGCGGGTTCTATCTTTACAGATAGTCGTCCATTAGCGAATGTCCCGTTAGGGAATTCGTCAAGTTTACGAGCACGTTGCCGAGCTCGCTCACTCTTCGCCTTCCTAAGAGCATCCATTAATGTCTCAGAGCGCGTCCTCTCTGTTGCCAGAGGGGCGGCCTCCGCCGTCTCCAGCATCAGTGTCCAAAGGGACTGGGTTGTTCCTGTTCCCCCCGGGGTTACCGAGAGGTACCGGAACAGTGACCAGCCCCATTGGCCTTCAGTCCAACGCTT